ATAAAAAAACTACTGCTACTAAAACTAAAACTACTCCTAAAACTAAAACAACACCTACTTCTACAGCAGCTAAAGGTAAAACTTTAGCAACTGGAAAAAGAACCGGTATGACAAAAGCTGAGAAGCAAGAAATGCTTAAGGGTAATTCATATCAGGACAAAGAAAAAGCTACAAAGACTAGGACAAGAACTAGAACTCAGACAAAGAGTAAGACAAAGACTACGCCTACAACTAAGTCTAAGACAAAGGCTACACCAAAAAGACAACCATTTGATCCGAAAAAAAGAGGTAGAGGTAGACCTGTAGGTTCAAAGAATGCACCTAAGAGAAAACCATTTGATTCAGTAGATTCTGGAAAGAGAAAACCATTTGACTCAGTAGACAAATCTCAACAACAAACAACTAAAGGTAATAAGTCTCTAAGAATCAGAGAACGTGTTAACAACTTAGTAGATAAAGGAAAAGAATTTAAATCTAAATTTAAATCTAAAGTAACTCCTAAAGACCAGACACCTCAACAAGCTATTCCAGAAGGTCAATCAAAAGGAGCAAAATTTGCTAAGAAGCTAAATCAAAAAATAGGGAATTACGCAAAACGAGTATATAACAAAGCTGCTCTTGATCATTTCAAGTTTAAGACAGTAATGAATGACCCTTCAAAAAGGAATATAAATAGATCAGGAGTTAAAAGAGGTGCAGGAGCTGCGGCGGCTTTAACAATAGGTAACGCTTTAATTAATAGACTTACCAAACCAAAAGGTATGTCTCATAAAGAGTGGGATGCTTTTAAAGCAAAGAAAGAACAGGAAGGAACAGAAAAGCGCAGAAAGTTAATCAAGAAGGGTTACGACTTCTATGGTAAACGTCTTAAAAAAGTATCAAGCGATCTTACAGGTAAAAAGTACGAATCCTCCACTACCAAAAACATCAACAAGCAAAAGAAAGATAACAATAAGAAAACCAATAACACTGGCTTAAAAATTAAAAAGACTGAGTATTCAAATAAGAAAAATACTAATAAGGATTACAACGCAACAACAGCAACTAAAAAGCGTAATAAGAACTTACCTGAATTTAGAGAAAATCCTACAGCAAACAGAACACTTCAGTTAGAAGCTCAAAATAACAAGCCAATAACTTACAGCAGAAAGTTATCTATAAAAGCTAAGAAAAACCAACAAAATAACACAACTACTTCCAAAACACCAAGACCCGGTTCAGCTAGAGCAAAGCTCAGAGAAAAGAACATTAAAAGATTTGGTGAAGCTCATGTAAATCGTTTAATAGCCAAGAACAAAGAGTTCCAAGCTATTAAGAAAATAAAAAATAGAGAGGAAAGGAAGAGAAGACGAGAAGCGTACAGACAGAAGTACGGAAGGTAAACAGTAACCGCCCCGCAAGGGGCTTTTTTAATGGCAATAGTAGAAGGCTTGATAAAGCCGTGGGCTAAAAATCAGTCCAAAGAATCTGCTGCTCAAATAACAAAACAATCTCTTAGAGGGGCTGACCTTGCGAAGAAGCAAGCAGTAAAAGTCCATTTACAGAAAATAAAACAACCTCGTTTTACACAAGTTGTAGACGAAGTTATTGAAAATCCAAATGACCTTGGACTAGAAGCAGCTAGAGCAGACGTTGTTAAACGTAAATTTTCTGGTTTAACAGAACGGTCATTACCTATAACTGACAGAATTATTCTTCTTGATGAAGTTGATACTCTTGTAAAAAATAGATACAGAGATAAACTAAACCAATATTTTAAAAAGCATAATAACTTAATAGGACATCAAAGTGACCCTAATGTTGGGACAATAACAGTAGCTGGACAAGAAATAAGAGGTAAAATGAATACCGATAAAAAAGGCGTAAGAAGTGTAAAACTAAAAAACAAACAAAAAGATATAGAAGAAAAACTTAAACGAGACCATGCTCAAGAAGTTCAAACTGTTAACCCAGATCATAAATTTACAGGTGGGCACCACAGAATTGAGTTAGATTTAGGTACTGCAATTACTTATGGTTTAGAAGAACAATACCTCAAACCTTTTTGGAAGTTAGTACAAAATTCTTACCCCAATTTATTTCCGGGTAATCATCCTTACAATCAAATACCTTTTGAACGTGGCTTTACAAAAAAACTTCACGCAGAAGTACATAGAAGATTAGATGCTGCTGGACTAGATCCTACCAAAGTAATTGAGCAACTAGCAGGAAAAACTGCTGGTCAAAAATTTGCCTTTATGGAAAAGGTTTCAAAAGTACTAGAAGAGATAGACGACTTTATGGCAAGAGAGATGCGTAAAAACCGCCAGAAAGGTGTCCTTAAATAATTTATCCACATTCGTACATGAACGACGTTTTAACGTCCTTACAGGGCGATTTCAAGCTGTTTCTGCAAGCATTATGGGACCAGCTTGATCTCCCTTCACCTACTAGGGCGCAATATGCCATTGCTGACTACCTACAACACGGACCTAAACGTCTACAGATCCAAGCCTTCCGAGGAGTCGGAAAAAGTTGGATTACTGGAGCGTTTGTGTTGTGGACACTCTTCAATGACCCAGAAAAAAAGATCATGATCATATCTGCTTCTAAAGAAAGAGCAGACAACATGAGTATCTTTTTACAAAAACTAATTATAGAAACACCATGGCTAAGTCACCTACAACCAAAGAGCGACGAAGCGAGATGGTCAAGAATTTCCTTCGACGTTCTATGCTCACCTCATCAGGCACCATCAGTCAAAAGTGTTGGTATTACTGGTCAGTTAACGGGAAGCAGAGCAGACTTAATGATTCTGGACGACATAGAAGTTCCCGGGAACAGCATGACGGAGTTGATGCGTGAAAAGCTTCTTCAACTCTGCACCGAAGCAGAATCAATCCTTACGCCGAAAGACGATAGCCGTATTATGTATCTCGGGACTCCTCAGACTACTTTTACTATTTATCGTAAGTTGGCAAGCAGGAATTACAGACCGTTTGTTTGGACCGCAAGATACCCAAGAAACAATACACCTTACGAAGGATTAATAGCTCCACAACTACAGGAAGACATTGATAACGGTGTTACTCCGTGGACACCAACAGATGACAGATTTACTGAAGATGACCTTGTTGAAAGAGAAGCGTCTATGGGACGTAGCAACTTCATGTTGCAATTTATGTTGGACACTTCTCTTAGCGACGCTGAGAAGTTTCCTCTCAAAATGGCTGACCTTATTGTTACCAGCGTTAATCCTACTGAAGCACCCGACAATATCGTATGGTGTTCAGATCCAAGAAATGTTCTTAAAGACCTACCAACAGTGGGCTTACCCGGAGATTACTTCTATTCACCTATGCAATTGCAAGGAGACTGGACTGGATATCAAGAAACCATTTGCAGTGTGGACCCCTCCGGAAGGGGATCAGACGAGACCGCCGCTTGTTATATATCCCAAAAAAACGGGCTCCTCTACGTGCATGAGATGCGTGCCTACAGAGATGGGTATTCAGATCGTACCTTGCTTGACATACTGAAAGGTTGCAAGAAATACAACGTAAATACACTAGTTATTGAATCTAACTTCGGTGACGGTATAGTCGCTGAACTGTTTAAAAAACACCTAATACAAACAAAACAAAGAATACTCGTAGAAGAAGTAAGAGCTAATGTCAGAAAAGAAGATCGTATTATTGATACCCTTGAGCCTGTTCTTAATCAACATAGGCTTGTTGTCAATCGCTCTCTCATCGAATGGGACTATAACTCCAACAGAGAAGCAGCTCCAGAAGAAAGACTGTTATACATGCTCTTCTACCAAATGAGTCGGATGTGTAGACAGAAATATGCTGTTAAACATGACGATAGGTTAGATGCGTTAGCGCAGGGAGTGAAATACTACATAGATGCACTTTCTATCTCCGCTAAACATCAGATAGACCTAAAGAAACAAGAAGAGTGGGATGACATGATACAAGGTTTCCTTGATGACCCCCAAGCTTCAGCTAACCATATGGCATTAAACCTAGATATACATCAAAGACAAGAAGCTAGAGGTAAGAGTAGTGGAAAGTCAGTTCCTCGCTGGGTTTAGAGCGACTCCACACTATAGAGGGAGAGAAGGGTGGACTCTTCCTCACTAATACAACTATTAGCTGGATATCCCTTATAGATATCACTTCTAATTACTACCACTACCTACGTTAACTAGTATGGATAATAAACTAAAGTTAAATACCTTTAAAGAGTTATATAAGAGTTTAAAGACTCCTTTCCCACCTATTAACTTCCTAATACTTGGTATGTTGATTGGTTTAGAAAATAGATGGATAACTTTTAAAACAGAACAAACAGTTGATAAGGCTATTACTGATTATATGGCTGAGTTTGATGAACCAGATAAAATCTATAACGCAGTAGTAGAAGAGACAGAAGATGGTGGATTTACCATCGGTTACTACCCGGAGGAGAAGAATGAAAATATTTCTTGATTCAGCAATTGTTTCAGAAATAGACGAAAGATATAGAACAGGTGTTATTTCAGGTGTTACTACTAACCCTACACTGATTAAGAAAAGTGGTAGGAATCCTGATGATGTCTACGCTGACTTAATAGATGATGTTGGTGTAGAAGACCTGTCGATAGAAGTAGATGGTAAAGATACTAATTCACTTCTTGCTAATGGCATTAAGTATGGAAAATATTGGACCAATCAAGCAACGATTAAACTGCCTTGTACTAAAGATGGTATAAGTGCTTGTAAAACCCTTAGTTTTATGGGTTTAAGAGTTAATATGACCTTAGTTTTTAGTGTTGAACAAGCAATACTCTGTTCGTTAGCTGGTGCTACTTACGTTTCACCTTTTATTGGTCGTTTAGACGATAATGGTGAAAATGGTATTGAATTGGTTAGAGATATATCTACTATGTTTTGCTATAACAGATCAGATACAAAGATACTTGCTGCCAGTATTAGAGATGCGGAAACAGTGGGTATGGCGTTTAACGCAGGAGCACATATTTGTACTGTTCCAGTAGGTGTATTTGATGATATGTTCAAGCATTATTTGACTGATGCTGGGCTTCGACAATTTATG